GTTCGCGTTTTCTCTCTCCCCGGCGCATCCAAAATTGTGCAGAAAAAAACAAAATTAAAAATGAAAACTTTAAAAAGTAGAAAATATAATGAGAACTACAAGAAAATTAGAAAAATTGTTTTGGCTGAAAAACCAAAATGTTTTTATTGTAAAAAGGCTGTCGCAACTACGCTAGACCATGAACCACCCATTGATTCATTTCCGTCACCTGAACTTTGGGTGGGTTCATTAAGGCCATCATGCGCAAGTTGCAACTATTCAAGGGGGGCTAAATATGGAAATGCAAAACGCAAACAAATTAAAAATAGTCGCAAGTGGTAAACCTAAAAAGAAGTTAGGTAGGCACACTACGGCAATGGTAAAAGCCATGACCGGGCGTAATGACATTGATGCTGTTAAAAGAGAGATGTTATTAGGTTTAGCACGCGCATGGGATCGCATTGAGGAATCCGGTAAAGGCGGTCACACTATCCCATCTATATCTAAAGAATTGCGTGAAATTTGGGATTCATGTGCATTGCCTGATGAGGATGATTTGTTTGAGTAAATCTTTATGTACGCCTAGATGGGCATCATTAAGAGATGAAGCATGTGAAACAGATGGCGATAAATTAGCCCAAGTAGCACGCCTGTTAGGTTTTGATTTATTTGATTGGCAACGCTATGTGGCAGATGTGGGTTTAGAAAAAGATGCAACTGGGTTATACAAGTACAGATCAGTATGTGCGCAGGTAGGTCGCCAAAACGGTAAAAGTAAACTTATTGAAACGCGTATTGCTTATGAGTTATTACAACCTAAAAGACATGTTGCCTACACCGCGCAAGATCGCAATATGGCTAAGAGTAAATGGGAAGAACATTTATTAAGTTTTCAATTATCACCTAAATTTGCTAAACGCATTGCTAGGGTGTCTAGGGTCAATGGTAGTGAAAAAATATACATGCGCAATGGTTCAACCTATGGAATTGTTACACCTAACGATAAAGGCGCACGCGGCCTTAGTTTAAATTTAATGGTTATTGATGAAGCATTGACCCATCCATTATCACTTATTGCTAATTTACAGCCAACACTTGCAACTAAGCGCAATGGTCAATTATGGATTCTATCTAATGCTGGCAGGCCGGGAGAATCTGAGTTATTAGAGCATTACCGGGAAATAGGTCACCGGGAAATAGCCGAACCGCAAAACAAACTTGCATGGTTTGAGTGGTGTCCATCATCAGATGATTTTGACTACATGGATCAAGAAGTTTGGTATCAGGCCATACCTTCATTACATGAGGAAAAGGGTGTTTTGTTAGATGCGGTAAGGGAAGCGGCTACAACTAACAGCCCTGAGATATTTACAAAGGAATGGTTGAATGTGTGGCCGGCTAGGGATGCAGTACAGGTAATCAATACTGAATTATGGGATTCTTTGGCTAGAACAGATATTGCATTGGGTAATGAAATTATTTTTGGCGTGGACATATCGCGTGAGCGTGATAAGGCTTCCATTGGTGCATCAGGTTTAGTAAGAGGTTTTACCCCTGTTGAATTGATTGAGTGTAAAGAAGGCACATCATGGGTATTACCACGCTTAATTGAGTTATGTAAAAGATATAACACAAAGGTGGTAATTGATACTGGATCACCGGCGGCATCCCTTATAGCCGAACTGGAAAAAGAAAACATAGGCGTAATGTCTATTCACTTGCGTGATTATGCTATGTCATGTGGTTCATTTTATGATGCAGTACAAGCCAAAACTATATGCCACTTAGATGATCCCAATTTGAAAACAGCCATTATGGGTTCAACTAAAAGGCCATTGGGTGATTCTTGGGCATGGAATCGCCAAAGCACAACTAACATCACACCACTTGTAGCGGTTACGCTGGCACGCTATGGTGTGGTAACAAAAATAGAAGATCAGCCGGTTGCAAGGAGTAAAATCTACTAATGAAATACATACCATCAGTTTTACAAATAACAGGTTCTTTACTAATAGTTGCAGGTGTCGCAACAATTAACCCACTGGTAGCGGTAATATTATCAGGTGCATTTTTAGTTTTATTTGGTATTGCTTTGGAAAACAGAGGTAAATAATGCTAGGCCGATTGCTTAAAAGACAAATACAATCTTCTATGGTTTACACATCTTCAGGATATGTAGATTCTTTAGGCCGTGTTGGTAGATTTTTTGAAGGTAATTGGGCAGGTGCTTATGTAGATCAAAATACCGCTTTGGGAATCCCGGCAATTTATCGCGGTATAACTTTAATTAGTGATGCGATTGGCGCGCTTCCACTTTGTGCATATCGCAATAAGCGCGAAGTATTACCAACGCCACAAATTTTAATGCGCCCTGTGCCTACTGAAACGCGAATGGAAACAATTAGCGCAATGGCGGCGGCTTTAATTATTCACGGTAATTATGTTGCAGTGTTAGGTGAACCTGGTGCTAATGGATTACCTGATTCAATTTACCCAGTGTCACCGGATCGCGTACAAGTTACAACAGATAAAGGCAGAATCATTTACAAGATTGATGAGCGCACTTATGATCAATCAGAGATTATGCACATTAAAAATTTTACACTGCCAGGTGATTTAGTTGGTAAAGGTATTTTGGCGGTTGCCAAGCAAGCATTAGGTAAAGAAATTGCAATCAATGAATACGCATCAAGATATTTTGATGGCGGAGTAAATCCTACTGCCGTTATTAAATCAGCAAACCCCGATTTGTCGCAAGAGGAAGCGGATGCCTTAAAGAGCGCGTGGATGGCAATGTATTCATCACGCAATAGATCACCGGTAGTTATGAACTCATCAACAGATTTTGAAGTGTTAAGTTCTAACGCGGCTGAATCCCAATTAGTAGAGGCACAAACAGCCGGACTTACAGAAGCGGCAAACATATTAGGTTTACCACCGTACTTCTTAGGATCACCTAATTCAAGCCGCACTTATTCAAATGTTGTAGAAGAAAATTTACAATTGATAAAATGGTCAATTCAGCCAATTGCGGAAAGAATAGAAGCGGCATTTTCTGATCTATTGGTGCGCGGTCAAACAGCGGCATTTAAATATGATTCATTATTAAAAACAGATACGGCCAGTAGATACAACGCTTATGCAACCGCTTTATCAAATGGCTTCTTAACAGTTGATGAAGTTAGAAATTATGAAAATCTTGATCCTATGGATTATGAAGAAGGGGATGAAGAAGTTGGGCAGGAAGCCGAAGATGAATCACTGCAAAGTGATGTAGTTGATACAGTAGAGGATAATAACTATGTCTGATGAAAAAATGGAAAATAGAAATTACTCAGTAAATTTAGAATTGCGTGTTAATGGAGATGGCCGCACCATTTTTGGTATTGCTGTGCCTTACAATAAAGAACAGCGCATTACTAGCACCATGATTGAAGTATTTAGAAAAGGCGTGTTTGCAGAAGTTATTAAAGCACCGCACCGGGTCAAACTTCTTAGGGGTCATGGCGAAAACAATGTGTTAGGCCGTGCCACACTTCTTAGGGAAACTGATGAAGGCCTATATGCTGAATTTAAAATTTCAAAAACGCGTGAAGGTGATGAAGCGTTGGAATTAGTCAAAGATGGCGCATTAGATCAACTATCAGTTGGGTTTATGCCAATCAAAAATAAAAAACGGCCTGATGGCGTTATGGAAAGAATTAAGGCACATTTAGCAGAAGTATCATTAGTAACCTTTGGTGCTTATGGCGAATTGGCCAGCATTACAGGTATGCGTGATGGCCAACCAAAAATGACACCTAGACTAGATGAAGCAAGGAAGATATTAGATGCCATACAGCGTAGTAAGTAATCATCCGGATTGTGAAGGTTATGCGGTTGTAAAAACTGATACTAATGAAGTATTGGGTTGCCACAAAATGCAATCTCAGGCTGAAGATCAATTGACAGCAATTAACATATCGGAATATGGTGAAAACCGATCTGACAGCGTAGAACATATAGAAGAAAAATCAAGATTTAACACTGCCCTACAAATACTCAAAGATTTAAAAAAAGAGATATAATCGGCACAAGTCGTAGAACACCTAACCCTGGTTACCAGCGCGTTACACCTTCTCACTACAAACTAACTAATAGGAGAAAATAAATGTCTAACACTTTTCTAACTTCTCTACGCGAGAAGCGCGAATCAAAGACATCTCTAATTCAGGCAACTTTAGACCGCGCCGCTGAAGAAGCACGCGATCTATCAGAAGTTGAGTTGGCTAATGTAGAAGCCCTTAACTTGGAAATCAAAAAGTTGGATGAAAGAATTGAGCAGATGTCTGATATTGAAATTCGCAATCAAAAAGCCGCTGATCTAGCCGCTAAAGTTGATGCAAACATTGAGCCAAAGAAGGAAGCACGCGCCGGTGGCTTTGTAGTTACCAGCGAAGAACTTACCTATTCAGAGAGATCAAAAAATGATTTTCTAACTGATGCACTGAAGGCACAATTTAAAACTGATGGTGATGCTAGTGCGCGTATTGCACGCCACCAACAGGAAATGGCAATTGAAAAGCGTGCAGTTGGCACATCCAATTTTGCAGGCTTAGTAGTGCCACAGTACCTAGTTGATCTGTATGCACCATTGGCACGCGCAGGCCGACCTTTTGCAGATGCCGCACGCAAGCATCAATTACCAACACAGGGTATGTCAGTAGTTATCTCTAAGATCAATACTGGTACTACCACTGCATATCAAACATCACAAAACACAGCCGCAGTATCACAAGATATTGCAGACAACACCCTAACTGTAAATGTAAATACAATTGCAGGCCAACAATCAGTATCTAAGCAAGCATTACTACGCGGATACAACATTGAGGGAATTGTTTTAGGTGATTTGATTCGCGATTATCACACTAAATTAGATAACTCACTTCTAAATGGATCAGGTTCAAATGGACAACCATTAGGACTTGTAAACATGACAACTGGAGTTCTAGTAACTTACACCGCTACAACCGGTACAGTTGCAGGTTTGTATCCAAAGATTGCTGATGCAATTCAACAGATTCAGAGCAATATTTATGTAAATCCAAATGCAGTAATTATGCACCCACGCCGTCTTGGATTCCTATTGGCCGGAGTAGATAGTTCTAACCGACCATTGATCGTGCCACAGGCATACAATCCAATGAACGCAATGGGTACAGGTAATGGCACACCTACTTACGGTAACTCAGGTTATTCAATTCTAGGATTGCCAATTATTGTAGATGCAAACATTGCAACCGATAAGGGTGCAAGCACAAATCAAGATACAATCTTTGTAGTTGATTTGAATGAAACCCATCTATGGGAAGAAGCCGCCGCACCAACTTATGTCACATTTGAAGAACCAAATGGCAAGGTTGCGATCAATATCGTTCTATTCGGTATGTCAGCATTTACCGCAGAGCGTTATCCAAAGGCTGTTGCACAAATTAACGGCACAGGTTTAGCAACACCAAGTTTCTAAACCAATAAGTTTCCAGGCCGCTACCCTTCCAGTGGCCTGGATTCTAACTATGATCGGTATTTAAAGAATGGAGTTTGTCTAATGACCCAGGGCAGTACAGGATTTGGATACCGATCATGGCTATAACAAATGGATATGCAACATTAACTGAGATCAAAAATTACATGTCAATATCAGATAACACTGATAATGATTTGTTAGAAGATTTGATTGAATCAGCATCAAGATCAATTGATCGGATTGCTAATAGAAGATTTTATTTAGATGCTAACGCATCAGCGCGGCTGTATCGTGCTTACTCAGATATATTTGTTTATGTAGATGATATTGGTTCTACAACAAATTTAGTGGTTGCCACTGATAGCAATGGCAATGGTACATACTCAAAAATTTTAACTTTGAATCAAGATTACATTTTAGACCCATTAACATCACCATCTTTAGGCCGGCCATACACTCAATTAACTATGGTATCTAATACTGAAACCTGGCCAATATTTCCGGGGCTAACACAAAATGGATTACGCCCTGGTGTACAAGTAACTGCAAAATGGGGTTGGCCATCAGTGCCAAATGATATAAACATGGCCTGTTTGATTCTTACTGCTGATTTATACAAGCGTAAAGATGCGCCAGGTGGAATTTTAGGTTTAGGTGATTTAGGTGTTGTCAGAATGTCACCTTTAGGTAGAGATGTAACCGCAATGGTCAGGGCATATAAAAAAGAAGTAGTGGCATGACACCAAGCACAGTAAGAGATAATTTAAAAACTGCCTTACAAAGTATTAGTGGTTTGCGCGTATTTGATTATGTACCTGATTCAACAAACATACCTACAAACAATGCTTTTGCCATTGTTGGCCAATTAAACATGAATTATGATTTCACATTAAACAGGGGATTTGATTCAGCCACATGTCAAATAATTGTTGTAGTAGGTAGAATGAGCGAACGCAGTGGACAAGAGAGATTGGATGGGCTACTTGCTTCATCCGGTTCAACTTCAATTAAAACCGCAATTGAGGCTGATAAAACTTTAAGCGGTGCTGTACAAACACTCAGGGTTGTGTCTGCAAGCCCTGGCACAATAACTTCCGCTAATATTGATTACCTAAGTTATCAATATTCAGTAGAATTGATAGGTTAGTAAGAGAGGAAAAATATGGCCATATTTATGGGTAACAAAGTTGCCGTGATTGTAGGTACAACTACCATTACTGATCATGTCAGCACTGTAAGCCTTACACGCGAAATTGATCAAGTAGAAATCACAGCCATGACAGATCAGGTTCAGAACATGATAGGTGGTGTTGAAAGACCGACACTGGCGTTGGAACTTTACAATGATTTTGCCGCTTCATCTGTGAACTCACTATTTGAAGATGCGTTAGGTACTAAACTGAACATCAAATTAATACCAGTTTCAGGTACGGTAACCGCTACCAATCCAAGTTACACAATGTCATGCTTAATTTCATCATGGACACCCGTCAATGGTGCAATTGATAGCGTAGCAAGTGTAAGCGTTTCACTTCCAGTAACAGCCTTAACAAAATCAACTAGCGCGTAATAGGAAAAGGGTGGGTCAATGCACAAGATTGAAATTGTTAAAAAAGATGGTAAGAAAATTACTTATGATCTTACGCCGTCAGTAAAAGTGGCTTTTGAAGCCGAATTTAAAACCGGATGGCGTAAGAGATTAAGTGATTTACAAATGGAATCCGATTTATGGTGGTTTGCTTGGCGTTTAGAAAAAGATGCCGGCAAAACCGATCTTGCATTTGGTGATGATTACATAAATCAATTTTTAGATGTTGATTTGGTTTATGATCCAAAAAATGGATAGACCGACACGGCTCAATTTATGAAGTCGCTACCGTGTCGGTAGCAACCGGTATCAGCCCTAAAGATTTATTAGAAGTTGATCCAGCGATTTATTCAGCAATTAAAGCCATCTTACAAGAACGCTCATACAACAATAAGAAGGCAACAGTAAGGCGGAAATAATGCCAATAGCACCGAACAGGTCACTAACTTCCATCTATGTGGAAAACTTAGATCAACTATTGGCTACAATGAAAAAATTTGAACCTGAATTGCATAAAGAATTTAGGCGTGAATTAACTAAATCAGTAAAGCCTGTTGCAAAATTAGCACAAAGTTTTGTTCCACATTCACCATTTCCAGGTTGGCGTGATGTTGAACCAAATTATCCGGCACAATGGGGATGGGCTAATGACCAAGCCCATAGGGGTAGAACTATTGGCGAAAACAAAAGAAGCCGATGGAAATGGTCACAAACTGAAGTTATACGCGGCATTAGAGTTAGTTCTGCTAAAACAAAAGTACAAAGAGTTAAAGGCACAACATTTTCAGTTACGGCTTTGGCTATAGTTAATAAATCAGTGCCAGGTATAATTTATGAATTAGCAGGTTTTGGTACTTCTAAATCAAGAAGTAGAACTAGGCGTGTTAGCCGAAATAGAAACGCTAGTGAATCATTTATTGGTAAATTGCAAGGCACGGCAAACGCGGCAGGTTACAATGAAAAAAGATTGATTTACAGGGCATCACAACAGTTAGGTGGCCAAGTAAATGATAATCTATACGGTGTGCTTAAAAAATATCTAGGCGAAAACTTTAGGGGTTAAAATGGCATTAAGTCAGTATGTAGCAATTAACTTCCTTACAAAGTTTGACAAAAAAGGATTAGAGCGCGCCACAAAAGAATTAAAAGGTTTTGACAAAACAGTTGCAACTGGATCATTTAGATTGCGCGCTTTTGCTAAAGCCGGTGGTGTAGCGGCGGCGGCTGGATTAGCCATCTTTACCAAAAGATCAATATCGGCGGCTTTGGCGCAAGAGCGTTTAGATAAATCATTACAATTGACTTTATCTAGCATTGGACAAGGTGCATTAGCATCTGAGATAACATCATTTATACAATCATTGCAGACTACTACCAATGTTACAGAAGATCAACTTGTACCGGCGTTTCAACAATTGGTTGCACAAACCGGGGATGTTCAATCATCCCAGGAATTATTAAAACTAGCCTTAGATGCCAGTGCTGGTACAGGTAAAGATTTAAGTACTGTTTTAGACGCGATTACCAAAGCGGCAATAGGAAATTACAAATCTATTGGCACACTTGGCATTGGAATTACAGCCGCAGAAGCCAAGACAATGGGTTTTGCCAAGACAATACAGTTATTGCAGAAATATGAAGGCGCGGCAGAGCAATCAACATTAACACTTGATGGCCAAATGAAAGCATTTAGAATTAGTGCAGGTGAAGCCACCGAAACTTTAGGCACAGGATTTTTAAACGCCTATGCCATCATTTCGGGTGGACAACCTTTGATAAAAGATTTAGGCACAGATTTAGAGGTTGCGGCTAGACAATTTAGCAATATATTTGTAGGCATTGCCGCCACCACAAAAGAAAAAGGTTTAGGCGTTTATTTAGAATTGGCAAAAGTAGCGGTAGAAGGATTAGTTGGCGAAACTAGCACATTACAAAAATTGGAAAACACTGGCATAAAAGCATTAAGCACTGAAAAACAAACTGCTAACGCACGCGAAGATCGTTTTAAGGCAACCAAAAAAATATTAACTTTTGATCAAATTATTGCCAACATTCAAAAAAATATTTTGGCTACCGAAAAATTAAACACAAAAGAAAAACTCGCGCAACAACAATTAGAAAAGAAAAAGTCTGAATTGTCAGCCATGTTTGATTTAGATCGCATCAATTTACAGGTTGCGTTGAGCCGTAAATTATCTACTGAAGATGAATTGCGTGTAAAGATACTACAAAAACTACAAGATGGCACAAAAGCCGCAGTTGATGAAGCACAAAGATATGCTGATGTGTTAAAAGTTATTGAAGATGGTGTAATATCAACAGAAGAAATAGAGATGTTGGCAAAAGAATGGGGTATTAGCACAACTGAAGTTGTATTGTATTTACAAAAACTGTTCATTGCTAATGAAGAATTGCGCAAGATGTTGGCATTATTACAACAGATTGCATCAATACAGTTAGGTGGCGCATCCGGCACTGCCCCTAAAATATTGGGCAATATTGACTACACAGTTCCTATTGGCACTGGCAAACCTGCATACGGGCAAGGTGTAGTGCCAACACAAATGTCTTATATGAATTTTGGTAATTTACCTATGATGGCAGATGGTGGCATTGTTAATCAACCAACTATTGCAATGATTGGTGAGGCAGGGGCAGAAGCGGTTGTGCCGTTAGACCGTATGGGCGGTTTTGGCACAACCGTAAATGTAAATGTGGCTGGATCAGTTATTTCAGAAGGTGAGTTGCAATCAGTAATTCAAGATGCTTTGTACAATTTAAATCGCGCAGGCGCGGTAACACAGTTAAGCAATTTGGGTAGATAATGCCGGCGGCAATATTTAAGGCAGAAATTGATTTTAGCGGTGGTGCAAGTTTTGATCCCGCTTTAGTTTTAGATGACCCGGCTACACCATTGGATTTTTCAGTATTAGGTACGGCGGCGGCAGATGTTGTAGATATTACAAACCTTGTAACTCAATGTTATATCCGCCGTGCATTTAATAGATCATCAGATGCTTTTACGGGTGGCACAGCAAGAATTGTATTTGTAGATGAAACAGGTGAATACAACCCTGCCAATACATCATCTAGTTTGTACGGTAAAATTAAACCTATGCGTAAGATTCGCTTTACGTCAGAATATTTAGGAATATCATATAACTTAGGTTCTTTTTATATTCAAGAATGGAATTACCAAAGTCCTACTGGATTTGATCCGGCTTATGTAACTTTGGCTTGTGTAGATGGATTTCAATTATTAAATTTAACTACTGTCACAACCGTGGCAGGTGGCACAGCCGGACAAACTACGGCACAAAGAATTACAAGTTTGTTAGATGCCGGTGAATGGCCAGGCGGTATGCGTGACATATCTACTACATCAACCACAACTGTGCAGGCAGATGATGGAACATCAAGATCACTATTGTCAGCCTGTCAGGTAGTTGAGAGTACAGACCTGGGTGCTTTTTATATGGATGAGCGGGGGTACGCAAAATTTATGTCACGCACAGACATCATCACAGCATCAGGTGGTACATCAACTGTGTTTAGTGATGTACCGGGATCAGGTGATATTACATACCAGGCCGTTGAATTTGATATTTCAGATTATCAAATGATCAATAAAGTGACGGTAACGCCAACAGGTTTAGCCGGGCAAACCGCAAGCGATACAGCAAGCATTGATGATTATTTTCAGCACAGCCGGGTAAGAAGCGGAATTATGCAGACAACCACAGATGCTTTAAATCAAGCACAGATGATAATTGCTTCAAGAAAAGAACAGGGCGTTGATATACAACTTAATTCATTAACGGTTGATGCTTTTGGCGAGGATGATCCTAGCCGGGTTGTGGCCGCTTTAAACCTGGACATGTTTTACCCAATCCAAGTCACACAAACTCTGCCCGCCGGAAATGTGGTAACAGATAGTGTTATTGCCGGCCTGACCTACCAAATCACGCCTAAATCTTTTCTTGTAACTTTTACTTGCGCTCAACCTTTTGCATCAGGAATTTTGCTAGACTCTACCGTTGATGGAATTTTAGATCAAGATTCATTGGCTTATTAGGGAGTATAGGTAGATGGCAACATTTTCAGTTGGTCAGGTATTAACGGCGGCTCAGATGAACAGCATAGCCAATGTAACAATGCGTGCAGTTACAGCCACATCGGACACATTAGTTTTAACTGATGCAGATAATAAACTTATTACTTATTCCAATACAGGCACTACTACGATTACGATCCCACCATCTAGTTCAGTTGCTTTTACTACTGGATCAGTTATTAATGTTATTAAAATTGGATCAGCCGGCACGGTATCCATAACACAGGGTGCGGGCGTTACAATTGCATCAGCCGGCGCGGTTTCAACTAATCCTGTAATAACTCAAACCTTTGGTGCGGCTAGTTTAATTGAAGTTGCAGATAACAGTTGGTATGTAGTTGGCCGAATAGCGTAATATGTCAAGCACAATTTTAGGAATTATTGCGAGTAGTGGTACTGCTAGCGCACCATTAACATTTGATGTAGATTATTTAGTTGTTGCAGGCGGTGGCGGTGGCGGTTGTAATTTTGGTTCGGGTGGTGGTGCTGGTGGGTTGCGTTCTACTGTAACTGCAACTGGCGGCGGTGGTTCTTTAGAAACTGCTTTATCTTTATTGCCTGCTACAAACTACACAGTAACTGTTGGTGCAGGTGGTGCTGGCACAAGCACTGCAAACGTTTTAGGTAATCCAGGTAATAATTCAGTATTTTCAACCATAACTTCAACAGCAGGCGGTGCTGGTGCTGGTGCAACAATTGCTGGTGGTGCTGGTGGGTCAGGTGGTGGTGCTGGTGGAAGCGGTGTTGGCAATAGCGGTGGCAGTGGCACAACTAATCAAGGTTATGCAGGTGGAAGTAATTTAGGTGCAGGCGATGCAGGCGGCGCAGGCGGTGGTGGTGCTGGTGCTGTTGGTGGAAATACAACCGGATCATCTACTGGTGGCGGTGGTGGTGCTGGTGTAGCAACATCTATTACTGGTTCCTCAGTTACCTATGCAGGCGGTGGCGGTGGTGGTAATAACACTGTTGGTGGTTCTGGCGGTGGCGGTCAAGGTGGATCATCTGGCGGTGCTGGTGCAGCCGGTTCTGTAAACACTGGTTCTGGCGGTGGTGGTGGTGGTAATGGTTCTGGCGCAGGCGGCGCGGGCGGTTCTGGTGTAGTAATTTTAAGATACCCAGATAGCAAAACAATTACTATTGGCGCAGGATTAACTGGTACTGAAAGTTCTGCAAGTGGCGGATATAAGAGAGCCACAATCACGGCTGGCACTGGAAATGTGAGTTGGGCATAATGGCACATTACGCATTTTTAGATGAAAACAATGTGGTAATTGAAGTTATTACGGGCATTGATGAAACAGAATTAATTGAAGGTTTAGATACCGAAACTTGGTATGGAAACTTTAGGGGTCAAGTGTGCAAGCGAACTTCATATAATAATAGAATAAGAAAACAGTACGCGGCTACTGGCTATTTTTATGATCAGGTAAATGATGTATTTATTGCACCTAAACCTTATCCATCTTGGGTTTTAAATAATAATTTTGATTGGCAAGCACCAATAACAAAACCTGTTGATGGTTTTTATGTTTGGAATGAGGATAGTTTAATTTGGCAACCATTAGAGAATTAATTAGCCCTAATGGTTGGCCGGCTAGTGAGGATCGCAAGTTATTAGGCATTAAATCATTTACAGTACCAGGTACAAAGATCAAATTGGCGTGTGCCAAAGCCGTTGCACCATTGCTTGTTAATTTTGCCAAAGAATTTAATGAATTAGTTGAGCCGATAGATCAAGGCCAATTAGATGATTGGGGTTATGCTTTTCGCATGACCAGGGGATCAGATCGGGTTTTAAGTAATCATTCATCCGGCACAGCCATTGACCTAAATGCAATTAAGCATCCATTAGGCAAGTCAAATACATTTAATAAGGATCAGCGTAATATAATTAACCTACTCATAACTAAATATGGTTTAGCCTGGGGAGGCAATTACAAGAAGCGTAAAGATGATATGCACTTTGAAATTGCGTTAAACCAAAATCAAGTTACAAACAAAATCAAAGAGTTAGGATTAGAATGAAATTGACTATAAAGCAAAAAGAAATTATTAAGTCATATTTAAGAAGCGTTGCGGCGGCTACCCTTACAACCGTATTGGCTTTAGTTGCAGATGTTAAACCTGAATTATCAATTTTAGCCGGTGCTTTAGTTGCACCTTTGGCCAGGTATTTTGATCCTAAAGACAAGTCATTTGGAATCAATAGTAAATGACCATGAACGATTGGGCGGCTTTTGCAGTATCCACGGTAACCATTTTAGGCGCATTAGTGGCAACCGTTAGATGGCTGGTAAAGCATTATTTGAGTGAGTTAAAACCCGATAACAATGGCCGCCATAACCTAGAAGGCAGGGTTGCGCGTATTGAGGAAAAAATAGACACGCTGTACCAAATTCTAATATCTAAGAAGTAAGTCAGCCCGATCCCCTACCCTATGGCCATGAAGATGTGTGTGGTTGTACCTAGTAGGGGTAGGCCTGAAAACGCCGAACGATTGGCGCAGGCTTTTAAAGATACAAATACTGAGGCTGATCTATATGTAATTATAGATAATGATGATCCAAAATGGAATGAGTACGCAAAAAGTGAAAACTATAAAAAACTGCCTGCCGACAATAAAACGGGTGGTTGTGCTAAATCTCTTAATACCGGTGCAGTTTATTTGTTGGATATTACTAAATTTCCTTTATATGATTATTTTGTTTTCATGGGTGATGATCACATTCCTAGAACAGAAAATTGGGATAAAGCCTTTATTCAGGCGTTAGGTCAAAACACAGGAATAGTTTACGGTGATGATTTATTACAAGGTGCTAACTTGCCAACAGCATTTGGCATGAGCCGGGATTTAGTAAATGAGTTACGCGGCATGACATTCCCTGGATGTGTTCATTTATTCTTTGATAACTTTGTAAAGCAATTAGGCCTAGATTTAGAATATTTAAAATATTTACCTGATGTAATTATTGAACATCTGCATCCGGTTGCGGGCAAGGCTGAAATGGATGAAGGTTATGCCAGGGTTAATCAACCTAAGTGGTATGAAAATGATTTGTTAACTTTGCAAAAATATTTGGGAAGTGTGGAATATGCAGAGTTGGTGAGAAAATATAGATGAACTTAAATCAAATGTTTGATGCGGTGATTGTAGTTAATTTAGATAGAAGGCCTGAAAAATTAGAAGCAATTACATACCAATTAAACAAACTTGAAACAACTTTTTATCGTTGGCCTGCCATTGATGATTTAAACACAGACATGACACCTATTTTTTGTAATGTAATGAATGGTTTAAATCGTTTACTTTATGCGCAATTCAAAGAATATAATACAGTGTTATTGTTAGATGATGATTGTGAATTTGTAGATAACTTTTATGAAAAATTAGAACAAGTTTGGCAAGAAATTCCTGATGATTGGGATACTATTTCATTTGGAGATTATTTAATTGCTTTTGAATCAATTACAAACAGAATAAAAAAAATACAAGAATCTTATGGCGGGCATGCCACGGCAGTTAAATTAAGTTGTGCGCCAATACTTTTTGAAGCATTACAAGGTAAAACTTTTGCAGATATGGAATTAAATAAAGCAAGTAATAAATTGAATAGATATGCCATAGAGCCTGGTTTAGTTGGTCAAGGAAGATATGTATCAGATTTAATTGGAGATATTAGGCCAAATAATCTATACAATTTGTGGCAATAATGAACATACTAATTACCGGATCACATGGCTTTGTAGGCCGTGCCTTTAGGCGTGCATTGCCACATGCTAATCTGACTTTAGTGGATTTAAAGAACGGTGTTGATTGCCGTAAATTCTTTCAATTAGATAAAAAACAATATGATCTTGTAATTCACCTAGCCGCCGTAGTTGGTGGCCGTATGATGATTGAAAATGAACCATTGGCTTTGGCAGTTGATCTAGCCATTGATGCTGAGTTTGCAACATGGGCTATGCGTACTGAACAGCCTTATGTAGTTTATTTTTCATCTTCAGCCGCATATCCAACTGAATTACAAACATTGACTAAAAAGCGTAAGTTAAAAGAAAAAGACATTAACTTTAATAAAATGGGTAAGCCTGATATGTCTTATGGTTGGTCAAAACTAACCGGTGAAATGTTAATGAATTATTTGCGTGAAGAAGGTACAAAGGTATTAACACTTAGACCGTTTAGCGGTTATGGCACAGATCAAGATTTAGATTATCCATTTCCATCAATTATTGAACGCGCAATAATGAACGCCAACCCATTTAATATTTGGGGTAAGGCAACTACAACTAGGGATTTTATTCATATTGATGACATAGTGGATGCAGTAATAACTATGGTTAAAAATGATTGCAATCAAACCATCAACCTTTGTACAGGCAGGCCGACAACCTTTTTAGAGTTGGCACAGATAGCATTAAAAACCCTGGGATATGACAAAAAGAAGGCTCATAATTTTAGGATTTTGACCGATAAGCCGGCAGGTGTGGCCTATCGGGTAGGTGATCCAACCATGATGAGCGATTACTACACACCAAAAATTAGCCTAGAAGAAGGCGTTGAGCGCGCCATTCGCGGCCTTGTATGATCTAAAATTGACCTATGGCCACTAAAAAAACTAATAAGACAACAAAGCGCAACAGGCGTGCGCCGCGTAAGGCTGAACAATTAAACAAACTTGAAACTCATTATGTAACTCTTAATGAGATGTACCGCGCTGCCAAAGCCGCCGGGTTCACTAATGAAGTTGCTTATTGGTTAATTACTGAACCTGGTACATCAATCCCGGATTGGATCACAGGAAATAAACCAAATGAAATAGTTCCCCGAATTGATCCAACAGATGATGAGGATGAAGATTAAGCGCGATAAGTCATTTAACGCAAGGTATCTTGTGGTCAGTGACCTGCAAGTTCCATTTCACTTCACAGAAGCGGTAACTAACTTAAAGAAATTGGTTAATGCTTTTAAATTTGATTTAGTTTTAAATGTTGGTGATGAAATGGATTTCAATACTATTTCCAGGTTTGCCGAAGGTAAGGCAGAATCATTTATGCAAACCTTGGATGAAGATAGAGCCACATGTCAGGATATTTTATTTGAATTAAAAACAGATGTAGTTAGCAGATCAAATCATTCAGATCGGTTATACAAGGCGGTTCAGCGCATACCAGGACTAATGGGATTACCTGAATTGCAGTACGCAAAATTTATGGGTTTTGATGATTTAGGAATTCATTATGCAAAACAGCCGTATGCGATACCCGGCACTAATTTTGTACTGTGTCATGGGGATGAAGGGGTTATATCTAATATCGCCGGACAAACCGCGTTGAACCTTAGTAAAAGGTGGGGCAGAAGTGTTGTGTCGGGGCATACGCACAGATTGGGCTACACATGTGCCTCAGAAGCCTTTAATGGCCGTTTAGAGCGTGTTTTAGTGGGGGTTGAGTGTGGTCACACCTGTGACCTGAAAAAGATGGCTTATACGCGAGGCTACGCCAATTGGCAGGCAGGTGCGGTCATCATCCATGTCAAGCGTGGCAATGTGAGCGTAGAGATGATCCCATTTAATGTGGATGGCTCATTTACGGCTATGGGTAAGGCTTTTGGGTGATGTAAATCACAGGAAACGCCGCCCTGGACAATTGCATTTGTCGGTGGGCTAGTGTTTAATTGCATTTACAAACGCAATTGACCGGAAGGGGTTAATAGTGAAAACACAAGTTAAGCAAGACAAAGTAACAGGTAGTTGGTTAGCAGTAATGAGCAATGATTATTTTGGTTATGCAAGTGTATATAAATTTGCAACCAAAATAGAGGCACAATTGTTTGTGGATGATGAAATTGCTTATAGAAAACAAATTATGTCAGATGTTACATCAATACATGATTATTTAAATACCGATCAGGCCACATCTTTGAGAAATAAGGTGGCAAAATAATGAAACTTACACAAAATCAATTTGAAGGTTTAACGCAATGCCAAATGGAATGGGCAACCGAATCAGATTGGCTAAAACAAAAAGATAGATTTGAAGACACAATTTGTTGGTCACATCTATTTATTTATTGGGTAGAAAATTATGCTTCAGTTATATTGGCTACCGAATTTTTAAAACAGAATAAATGGGATTACAGCATTTCATTTGATAATGCAGTTGGTCAATATTGTTTCACTACCAACTACCGTGGATCATGGGTGTATGCGTGAACGCCGTAGCCTATGCAGAAAAGGGTTGGTGGGTTCTGCCATTAAAACCACAATCTAAAGAGCCTTGCAAGTTTTTAAGACATGGGTATTTGGATGCTAGTGGTGATGTAACCATTGTTAATAAATGGTTTAAAGATGATCCGGATTTAAATATTGGCTTGGCCATTGTGCAATCTAATTTGGTTGTACTGGATTTTGATATACGCAATATTTCATCCAGGATTTTATGGGAACAATATCGCCGCATGTGTGTGACATCTAATACCCATACCGTTAAAACTGATAACGGTTTTCACTTCTATTACCTTGCAGATAAAACTAAGCAATTCAAAGGCAAGGTGATACCAGGTATAGATATTAAACACAAAGGTTATGTTGTGTTGCCACCATCTATACATCCAAATGGCACTGTTTATGAAGTAATAAATAATGTTGATCCGGTGGAATTACCGGCTGAATTAGAAAAGGTAATGACTTGGAATTAGTTAAATATGATAAAGAATCAGGTGCTTATGTTGATGAAAAGCGTAGGCATTTTGTAAAGGCTTCTCTAATCCGCAAACACGCCAAAAAAGCAATAGGCGCAAAACAGGTTAGAGGAAGGCTGTCAGCCAAAATGGTTGAAGCCTATTGGTTAGACAAGTTCAAGGAAGCGGTGAAATATGAACTATGAGATATACGGCTGGTTAATAACAATCTGCCTTTTTACACTGGTGGCATTGTTAATTGGTGTCACTTGGATAGTGGCAGTTGAAAATGGCTATGACAAAGGTTTCAAAAGTGGCTATAAACGCGGTACTGCCGATACAAAACATACAAATGTTAAGGTAGAAAAATTTACCGTAAGAACACATCCATCAATGCGCCAAAAGATGCTTGAAGCCGATAATGAATATTTAATGGAAAAAGTTGTGAGCCTTTGGGATAAGGAAAACAAATAATGAACATGAATGATTATGTTGATGTGGCTGAACGCATAGCCCAATTAAAGGAAGCCTATCCGGAAGCATCATTGCAACCATACAACCCTAATAAGCCTTATGACATTGTGCAGGTTGAAGGTAAAACCTATGTGGTTTATACCGCCGCTTGTTACCGTGATCCACATGATGTGCGCCCTGGGGTAGCCGTTGCCTGGGAACAAATCCCAGGTAAAGGCATGACCGCCGGATCAGAGTTAATGATTTGTGAAACTTCTGCCTGGGGTAGAGCCATTGTTGCGGCTATGAAATCTGCTACAAAGCGCGTTGCATCTAAGCAAGAAGTCATGGCCGCTAAAGCGCGCCAATCATGGGCTGTTACACCTACGCAATCTTTAGATTCAGAATTGTTGTCTAGGCCAACTGAACCAATACCTGACAAATTGGTTTATGGAAGCCCTGGCAGTAAATCAGCGTTGATGGAAAGAATTATGCGCCATCAGTTTGTAGAGGAAAAGAAGGAAGAAGTTACAAACCCATTACCAATGTCTTTAGATCAAGTAGTTGATGCAGTTGCTACTACCGTACCGGCTGTTCAATTTTGCGAACATGGCGAAATGATTTTAAAAACCGGGATATCTAAAGGCCGTGGTACGCCATATTACGGTTACACATGTCCAAAGGGATGTGAAGCAAAATGGGCAACTATGAGTAAAGATGGCAAATGGTTTTACCCTGGGGGTAACAATGGGTGATATGGAAATGATTGATAAGTATGGGGTTAAGGCAACTTTTACAGATAATGGCGTTGAATTAGATATTGTGCCAATCAGTGAATGTTGTGAAGTTTGCAATGATCCCAGGATGCTCAACATAAACGGTGTGCGTAAGTGTGCCGGTTGTGGTTGCGTGAATCACATAGATTACAAACCCAATGAGTAAATTTGATTACCATAAGGCCATGCGTGAGGGGCATGGCTACAACCAATATGTTGCTGACTTACTACAACAATTTGGTGTGCCAAAGGTAGATGTACCTGAATTTACCATTGCTACAACCCATGATGAGATCAGAGATAAAACCCTAAATGAAAAAGACATTGTGGTTGATGATCTGATATTAGAAGTCAAAAGTAGTAGTAGATCATTTAAAAATGCGGATGATTTCCCATTTAACCCAGTGATCGTAGATACAGTGCATGGCTTTGATAGCAAAATAATCAAGCCTTTTGCGTATGTAATGATCAGCCAAATTACACAGGCAATCTTTGTTATCCCAGTATCAACTAAATATGATTGGACAGTTCAAACATTTTATGATGCTCAACGGGATATTGAAGAACAGTTTTACATGGTCAAAAAACGGCATTGCCGGCCATTCATAGAGATGGTGGACATATTATTAGAGAGAGCCAATGAGCGAACCAATCAGATGTAAATGTGGTAATTGGGTTATGCCCGATCAATCTTGTTATGTGTGTTACTTAATTACAAGAACTCAAAAGAAGTTAAGTTAGTGTGAGGTAAATCACATCTCATATAGTGAGATTATGTTAGGAGTAAACCAATGTTAATTTTTAGTGGTGTGGTAGGCTCATGGCTTAGCATTTGGCCTAAAGCCAAAAATGCGAGCCGCTTTAGCGGATGGCTCGCAAGGTGCTGGCTATTTGGGGGAGTTCTATGTTTAGCAACATTTTGGAATTTAGAGAGTGCTAAATCTTTTGATAACTCAGTGATGAACTTAAAGTTATACGCATACAATAAATTTAAAACTTGGGATCAATTTAGTTGCTACAACTATTTGATATTTAAAGAGAGTTCCTGGAATTACAAAGCCCGTAATAACAGCCATTTTGGCTTAGGTCAGATGAAAAATAGGATAGTGCTTAAATTGACACCCAGGGAACAGATAGATTTACATTTAAAGTATGTGGGTCACAGATATGGGTATGTGAATAGTGAGCCAAATGCCTGTTTAGCGGCTGAACATTTTGATAAGAAGGGTTGGCATTGATCCAAGATTGCCGGCATGTTTATCAAATGCTAGGTAGATCATTGTGTCAATACTGTGGATTGCCTACCAATGAAGTAGATTGGGTACGGCAAAACAGGTTAAAAGAGCAGTGGCACATAGATAACCCAAATGCTCAATATGAAGGGTGGATGTCAATATGAAGGATACGGAAAAGATAACCATAGGTATTACATCACCTGGTTATGTAGTAACAGATTTTATGACCAGTATTTTAGATGTGGCTAGATCACAGAAACAGTTAGGGCAGTTTATTAGCCTTCAAGGATCAGGTGTTATCAGTAGGTTACGCAATCAAATAGTTGCAACCTTCTTACAGAAAACAACAGATGATTGGTTATTACAGATAGATACAGATCAAAGATTTACTGTTGAGCATTTTAAGAAGTTAGTAGCCGCCGCTGACAAAGATAAGCGGCCTATTGTGTCAGGTGTAGTGCATGGTGGATGGGATGTTGGTGAGTTGTATCTTGAACCTGTGCCTTGCATATTCAAGATGGGTTCTGACAATGGCTTATACGCCATACACGATTATGAAGAAGATAGTGTTATTGAAGTAGATGCGGCAGGTACAGGCGCAATCATTGTACATAGATCAGTATTTGAGAGATTTGTTAAAGAGGCTGATCAAACACATCAAGGGGATAAATGGTGCTTCTACCAGGATATGCCATTGCATAAAGAATGGGTTGGTGAAGATTTGTTGTGGAGTATCCGCGCAAAAAGTTTTGGGTATAAACTACATGCCCATACAGGTGTGCAGATGGAACATCAACGCAAGATGTGGATAGGTCAAAAGCAACACAAAGACTTTGAACGCTTCAGGCGCGCAAGATTACAAAGTGAGGAACAGATCAATGGCGATAATAACTAGTCAGGTGGCAGTAACTACAACAAGCCAATCAATTGTTGGTGTTGATAATGTACAAAGAGATGTACTGTTGCATGCTAAACATGAAGTGTATATTGGTAATAGCGGTGTGACATCAAGCAATGGTTATATAATGGACAATGGTGATGAAGTTAGGTTGTCATTAACAGAGGGTGAAGATTTGTGGGCTGTTAGTGGTGCAGGTACAGGCACGCTTCATGTGCTGGTTAGTAAGGTAGATTAAATAAAAATGGCCGTTTTTTCCCATTTTGAGCGTGTGCAGAATAC